AAATCGTAACTCATCTTATCCCAACAAGTAACACCGTTACATTTGAATTCAGTTGGTTGGAAGTTAACTATCTTTTTTTTCATGTTCATTAGGAAGTAATCTCTTTACGTTATATATCAATGCTGTGATTAGTACTAAAGTAGTTAAGATAGCATCAAAGTCACCTAAACCTATACCTATAGCTGCCACATTTATACTATTTAGCTCTAGTAGTTCTTTCTCCATTTCTCAATTTACTTAAGTAGATCCGTAATTTCTTTATATTATTCTTTTTCGGTTTGTACTTCATAGTTTTATTCCAGTGTAATAAGCGTTTGATATTGGGTTTAAGTCTGATCCAGTGTTAGTTGAGTACTCTGGGTAAGAACTAGAATTATCACAAATATAATCAACTAATCTTTGTCCGTAGAACTCTGCCGTGTCTCTTTCCTTTTGAACCAAGTAGTTAACATCTTGCCTAGTTGCAGCTGTACCATTCTCGCTGTTCTTTTGAGTGATACTACCGTTTTTGATTTGATAAGAAACGTATGGCAAAGCCTCAACTAAAGCATAATGAACCATACAATCTTGAATATAATCATCAACTAACGTTTTATATACACCTGTTAGTGCATTAGTGTTGATGTCTGTGCTTATCTTATCATATAACTTAGTACCAAGAATCACTTGCAAATGCTTGTCTTGAGCGATCTTTAGGAATGGTAACAAAAAAGCTGTATCAACATTGTAATTGATAGCTGTAGAGCTCTTTAGTTTATCTTCATTGCAAAATAGTGCTGCCATTTTTGTTTATTTTAAACGTCCTTTATTTGGTGTATCGATCATAGCGGTAGCTTCTTGTCCCTTTTGCTTAACGTAAGGATTGTTACCAACTTTTTTATCGTTTTCTAAACCTTCATTTGGTAAGAATTTACCTTTTTTATCTTTTTTTCTAAAGTAGATTCTACGCATCCATCCATGATAGCAATTTACTCCTCCTTTGTACTTAAATAAATCGTAAGTACTTCTACCCTTTGGAGCGAACTCTGAGTTTACTCCTTTATCAGACATTTGCTTAACATCCTCGTACCTGTACTCTATGCCACTCTGCGCTAACTCTATCATACGACTACAAAACTTTCTAGAGGATCCCTTAGACATCTTTCTAGATGTTTTAGAGTAAACATATCTTACTTTGTATAAACCTGTGTCACCATATTTAGACTTATCATTTGGATGCGCATCAGATCTTAATGGATTAGCGAATTGGTGAAAACCATCTTTAGTAGTATCAACTTCTTCTTCGCTTATTAATTCCCATTCGTCATCATCGTTCTCTTCCCCTACTAACTCTAAGAAGTCTAATAAATCATCTCCATGATCATCATGCAAAAAAGGTCTATCATCTTCTTTAGCCATCTCTACCCCAGTCTCTTTCTCTGTTTCCTCTTTGTTTAAACCTTCAGTATCGATAAATTCGATAGGTTGTAGAGTCTTAAAGTAAGTATCTAATATGATACCATTAACAGCTAAGATTTCATTGACAGCTTCTAAAACTAGGTTCTGTTTAGGTTTTATAACTGTATTGTCCCATAATTGCGAAGCAGTTTTGATCTCTTCAGCGTTATTACCTAAACCAGTACTATCCTTAATTCCAAATAAAATAGGAGAAGTTACCTTGTGTCCAATTAATATCTTTTTAGTAGCTTCTTCTGACAAGAATTTATATTGTTCACTTGCTTCGGAAATAGGTAAGCTCTCTATTGTTGTTGCTTGAGAACTATCATCATTAAAAGATATAAGCCACTTTTTACCCTTAGTTCCTTGTAATTTTTGACCTACTCTTCTTTCTATATCGTTTTGCTCATCCTCTGTTGGTTGACCATTGTTAAAATTGATCATCATAGCAGGTGCAAATCCGTTTTGAATATTCTCCAAATGGTATGTACCAATCTCCTCGTCTATTTCAGCCCATTGTAATGCTCCTGAGTAGTCTACAGGTGAGAAGTAAAAATACCCAGCAGCGTAAGGTTTTACAACCATTACTTGAGAAGCTTCTCCTCTACTACCATCAAAAGTTTCTATTCTCTGAGGTCTATATTTCTCTTTTCTATACTCACTCCAATTATCAGAGTAGTACCAACCTTTGATCTCTCCATCAATAGCTTTCTCAGGTCTCAAATTCTGCATTGGTAAATGCTTTACTTTAAGTATTTGAGTTCTACCTTTATTCCAAATCACATTGAATGCACATTGACCAAGTAGCTTTAGATCACCACATGCTCTACGTAATTCGTTTGGTTTAAAGATGGATCGCATTTTAGCATAGTCTAATGGTTTTTTACCACTATCTGTAGCATCTAAACCTTCGCCATAAATTTGATCACCAACTGATGAGATGATAGCATTATTAACTGCACTACCATTGTATCTATCTATGAGATACTCAAAATAAGAGTCGTCTTTACCATACATCACCCAGTCTCTACTGTTATTCTCAACAGCTTTAGGTGCTTTCTCAACTGCTAAGTTTACTATTCTTAAATTCATACTTTCAAATATACTTCGTTAGTTGTATCTGCCTCTTCTTGTTTTTGATACGTTACCTCGCTCTTACCAGACACGAATAACTTTCCAGATTCTCTTAGCCCTAAGACTGAATCATCGTATTTATCTGTATTTGTAGAGCTCGTTTGCTCATAAACTTCGTAGTTGTAAAATGTGTTGTCTTGTAATTCAAACATTGGGCTGAATCCAGTTTCCCAAAGCGCATTCACAGGAGCATCATGTCCGGAACCAGTGAAAACTGTTCCATTTAGATCGTAAGTTGTACTATAAAGTTGAGCTCCATAAATGTAAACTTGGTCGCCTACCTCAATAGTAGAGTTTGTACCGGAGATAACAGGTTCAAAATCGAGAGTTACAGTACCAACTTGTGTGGCTATAATTGTTCCACTTTCTAACCATTGCCATTCCTTATTTGTATTGTAGGCAAAGGTATGTGCTGTAACAAGCCCATCGGCTGTATCTAAGTTAACTGTCAATCTTCCTCTTTTAGATGTGGTTTTACCCACTCCTCTAACCCACATACCGAATTTCCAAGTACCAGTTTCGGGTATGGCTCTAGAAAGTATTTGAATTGAGGGCTGTTCTACTCCAAATTCTTCTATAGTTAATAAGCTAGCTCTGTTCTCAAATCCGTTACTATCTTTTGCAACGTTATATTTAATATTACATAAAGTAGTTGTCCACTCTCTGAAGTCACTAGGGTGATCTATTAAATTGCTATAATAAGAATTATTTATGACCTTTAAAGTACCCTCGTTTAGCTTGAAATGAGCTTTTAAACTACCTTTTGTAGCAACTGTTGTTCCAGAATTCTTCCAAGCTACAGATCCTTGGTTGTAAAAGTCCCAAGTAACATCTTCGGCTTCAAGCTCTACGTCCCAAAGCTGGAAGTTTTTCAAATAACCTGTGAAATAATCGTTATTAGTGCCATAATCCCATTCAGACCCTAGTGTTATTTTTTCTGTAGAAGTCCAGACTGGGTTGTAGTTGTAGAAGGATGTGCCTATAAATACACCGTCTACATAAACCTTAGGTTTTGCGCTTGCACCTTCTTCTCTTGTTACTACTATTCTATGCCATAGATCATCATTGTAGCCAGACCCCAAATATTCGTTTTGGGAAGACGAACCTAACCATATACCTCCACTAGAAGGTGCTATTCCTACTTTAAACTCAGCACCAGTTGACTCGTTATTCTCTGCAAATATTACGTTTTCCCAATTATCTTCTCCCTCGTCTGCATTAGATCTTGCTGTAAAGGCAATTGTGAACGCTGTTTGATTAGCAAGTAAACCAACTAAGTTATCTAAATCACAGTATGAAATGCTACCATTAAACTCTAAACTGATTGAGTCTATATCGCACTTAACTGATCTAGAATTTATATAAACTGGGTCAGCTGTCTTAGTGATAATTGCGCTTTGCTCCTTTCTAGTTTGCTGGTTATCTAAAACCATTAAGAAACTATTAGAATTAACGTCTACGCTATCTGGTACTAAGTTAAGAAATATCTCGTTTGACTCGTTAGCTTTTACCTTAATCATCTTTCTTGATTTGATATATTTATAAATAGAAAAGAGTACAAGTTGTTTTATAAATAAAAAAAAGCACCCTTTCGGATGCTCTCTTATTCATGCTATTGTATAACGATGATTATTATATTACGCTAATACAATCGAAGGCTCATTTCCTCCAGTTGTTAAACCAGCGAATAAAGCTTCACCTGCACTAGTTGCTGGTGTTACTAAGATTGCTGCACGTTGCTCACGTCCTGTAAATGTTAAATTGTAACCGCTCATATCGGCCATTGCTTGACCTCTACCAACGTTACCACCTGTAACAGTCATACCGTTATAAGCTCCAGCCATATAACAATCTCCGTGACCCGTAGTTTCATTAATGTTATTATCCTCAACAAAGATTTGGAACCTTCCTTGAGCTAGTATTTTTAATGCTTTTAACGCTGCACTTGATAGATTAGGTAATGACAAAGTTAGAGTTTGCTCGTAAAATACTGTCCCATTCTCTTCAGAAACTGTAACAGCTTCGTCAAAGCTTGAGCCTTGTGGATTAAGAGCATATTTGTACGCTGAACTAGGATCACCTAAATCTGTCAAATCACCGTCAGCATCTATAGTATAGGCTCCCATCGCGTTGTTATTTACGAAGTATACGTTACGAATACCCCCAATACTTTCACGACAATCTAAGGTACCTCTACCGTTTGCTAATGTACATGCCATATTTATAGGTTTTAAAAAAAAGAGAAGGGTTTTATCCCCTCTCTTATGTTATTAATGTTTATGAGTAGTAAAATACCACTTCAGAACCGTATGCGTATCCAACTCCTGCATTCCACTTCATAATAACGCGAACGTTATCAGAACCATCTTTGTCAGCCATATCTAACAAACGAACTTCTGTCATATCTCCAGATAAATCAGTTGCGAAGAATAAGTTAGATTTTCTAGCTGCAACCATTGTGTCATCACTCAAACCGCTACAAGCGATAATCTTGATACCTTCAAAGTTTGCTTCTGTTACACCTGCGTGAAACTGGTTTAAGTAACCTAAAGCTGCTTGAGCTGATACATAGAACTTGAATGCGTTTGTACCAACATAAATTGCTAAGTCTTCTTTTCCGTAGATAGCTGCAGGAATTGCATCTCGTACTTTTCCTAACTCTTCTACAATGTTAGTAGCAGATAACGTAGTACCTGCAACATCTTCTACATCAGAATCCGCTAAGAATTGAGTTTGAAAACCATCAAATTCTCCGTTGTTAGATGTAGCACCTTGCCAAATTGAAGTCTCAACGTCTGCACCTACAACAGCACCGATATTAGAGATAATGTACTCTTCAAAGCTAGAAGGTAATACACTGTTAACGCCAACGTTCATTTGAGAACCTGCGTAAGTGTTCAACCAATCTAATTTACATAATTGCTTGTTAACTGCGAAACCTTCAGGTGTTAATGCTTTTTCAGCATAATTTACATCTCCGTAATCGTCGAAGTCGCAGCTTGCGTCTCGTACTGAAGAGCTTGTTAAATCAAACTTCTTCAAGTTTACTTTGTAGCTTACGTTAGGTAGTACAGTGATAGCTCCTTGACCAAGAGTATCTCCACTTAATAGAGATGCCGAGACAAAGCCAGCTGCTTCCTCACCTACATAAACTGGGCTAATAGAATCTGCCATTTTTGTTTATTTTTTTCTGTTAATAAAATATTGTACCCTCTCACTCGCTGAGAGTTTTGTTACATCTATACTCTGGAAGTTATCTACCTTTTTAGAGTTACCCTCTGGATTTGGCTTGATTTCTTCTTCTGAGATTGCTTCAAATTCTTCAACCTTCGCAGCATCTTCTGTAGCTTGATTTTTAATAGATTCAAAGTTCTTAGTGAGATCATTAACCTCTGCTTTGATACTTTCAAACTCTTGTACTAGATTCTCTAATACTCCGATCGCTTGAACTAAAGCGTCTTTAGAACTATCTTCTGTCATTTCTTCAACAACAGCAGATTCTTCTTCAACAACTTCTTCTTCTGTTTCTTCGTCAGCAGCTTTAATTTCGGCAATTACACCTTCTTCTTCAACTACTAATAAAGAACCATCTGCTAAAGCATACTCGCCTACAGGTAGAGGTTGTTTTTCTTCTTCAACAACAATAAAAACCGATTGACCTGCTTCGAAAGCGTCAGCACTGATAACAGTACCATCTTCTAACGCAGCATCCTCGAACTTTAATTGATCTTGAGCTTCTTGCAATTCTTGTGGTGTTGCTTCATTTTCAACCTCCATTCCAAGTAAGACTTTGATTTTGCTAAGTGTTTCCATATGCTTAATTTATATTCCTAAATAGTTAATATGCTAAACTGTTTTATTTTCGTCACCTAAAATAATAGCTCGTATTTGGTCTAAAACATCTACTTCACTCATATTGGTAGGTTTTTCGTCAAAATAACCTTCAATAGAGAATCCCTTTACCACACCTTCTTTAACGTAGTTTTGCCATACATCTTCGTTCTCTATTTTCATACACGCAACCCAAGTCCCGATAGGGTACTCTAATCCATGAAGCTTAGTCTTATCTATCTTACTATCTTCAACAATCCAGGTCTCAACCGTTGTGATCCCGTTAACCACTCTTTGGTGATCAATTGTAGCATTCTTATGTTTTGATTGTAACATGTACAATTCGCTAACTCTTCTAACAGTGTCTTTAGAGAAGAAACAATTGTATTGGTTACCATCTTCGTCTAACCTCAATATATGCATATCAGGTATCATAACAGCTCCCATAACTATTCTCTTATCACTATCAATTGTAGCAAACTTAGCTGGTTGTTTCTTATCCTTTGAGAAGAACTTGAAATTCTCTTCGATAGCTGGTTGCTCTACTAAACTTATGGCAAATACACCACAATCTTCCGAGTCTTCGTCTAATGTAAATTCTACTACTTTCATTTTATAACGTTCTTTGTCTGTTTAAATAACTCTGTGCCTCTTGACTATCAGTAACATCTTGCCCAATAACATACGCTCTTATTGGACTATTGTTTTGCCCATTAATACTTCCAACCACATCATCGAGGTTAGTATTCCTTGGTATACCTGCTGCTACTCCACTACCTATGCTAGGTACGTTGCTTCCACCTGTCGTTGCTCCTCCTCCAGGTACCTCTGTCTTCATGATATTCTTAACGTTCGCTAAACCTGCTGCGATAACAGCTGCTCCTGTAACGAATCCAGCAACTCCACCTTGTCCAAACGCTTTGTTAGCTCCTAAGTAAGTTTGGATCAATGCTTCAGCTACAGCCAATTGTTTGTTTTCACCTGCTAAAGCTCCTAAAGCTCCAGCTAATTGACCATAAGCAGCTATCTGCATCTGTGTGTTAGCTTTAGTTAGAGCTACTGCCGCTTCGTCTGCTGCTATTTTATCCTTAGCTGCTTTTGCCTCTGCTTTTGCCGTAGCCTCTATTGCTTTTTGTTTCTCAGCCTCAGCTTTTAGTATTGCATCATCTGCTTTCTTCTGTTCTGCCTCAGCTTGTTTTACTAATGCTTGTTCTTCACTCTTCATTCTCTTTCTTTCAGAGAAATTAGCTCTTTGTATTTGGAAGATTTGGGCTTCTAGTTGAGCCTCTGCATCTAAGTTTTCTTGTGATGATTTACTAAATGAGTTCTCTAATTGTTGCATTCTAAGCTTCTCCTCTGCAACGTGAAGATCTTTAGCCAACTGCTCATCTGCTAGTTTGTTGGCTTGCCTCATAAATCCTAATCGTTCTTCGTTAGTGAACTTCTCAACATCTCTAGACTGTAACCTAAGTTTCATCATTTCAGCCTCAGTCTTGGCTTTATCGACCATAGCTTTCCTCTCGAATTGTTGAAGTGCTAACCTATCTTTTTCTAACTGCTTAGCTTGAGCCATTTCTGTTCTAGCGTTTTTACCAAAGTTCAATATCTGATCTGTAGCATCTCCGATAGCTTCTTTCATAGCTTTGAAGTCCCCAGTAAATAAGCCGAATAACGCTTTACCAACATTACTAAGAATATCAGTTAAATTACCAAATACAACACCTAACTGAGATGTCATTTCCTTTAACTTACTAGCTCCCTCTTCTGAGTCCTTAAAGTATTGAATTAACGATGTGAATATTAACACTAAAGCACCTATCCCAGTTGCTGCAACAGCTCCTTTTAAAGTCTTGAAAGCCCCGATAACTTTTCTTATCCCACCTTTCAAACCAGAAAAAGCCTTCTTCACCATATCAGTCTGCTTAGCAAATAAACCTTGCTCAACTGTAGCATCTTTAATATCTCCTTTTACATTTTTTAAGGTAGCAGATGCTTGGTCAGTTTTTAACTCTAATGGTATTGTTATTTTTTCAGCCATAATTGCAATTTAAATTGTTTCCAGGCAGCTTTAATGCTTTTAGGGTATTCACATATACCAAATGCGAATAAGTTATCCCTAGTCATCTTAATTTCACCTTCTGTCAATGCTTTAATAACGCTATTTATCATAAATAGATATTCTTTAGTTTTGTTATACGGCCTCTAATGTTAAGCGCGCTCCGTAAATCGTGTCAGTTCCTGATGCTCCACTTATCTGTATAGAGTAATAATTACCTACTGAGCTAAATGTCCAATTTAACCCGGTAGCCTCAGTGTTTACCACTCCAGAGCCTGTCCCTACACCACTTACTGACGACCAACCCGTAACTCCTGCGCTCCAAGTCCAGTTAGCGCTACCTTTAATAAAACAGCTAATAACCTTATATCCCTCAGGTACAAAAATAGTTGCTACTAATTTCCCATAACTGGTATAATATTGCCACGTTTTTATTGAAAACCC